TACTCCTGTAGTGCCTAGACCTGCTCCTGTTGTTACTAGACCTACTCCTGTAGTGCCAAGACCTGTAGCACCTCCTGTGGTTGCTCCAAGACCTGTAGCACCTCCTGTGGTTGCTCCAAGACCTGTAGCACCTGTAGCCCCGCCAGTCCCTGAACCTTCTATTTTTACTGACACTACAGCTAGCAATACTCTACAAGACTACAGAGATACTCTAGGTGGAGGTGCTGACTATGCCGCTATAAATGATGTAGACAAAGTAGATGACTTTTATGACAATGCTTTTATGTCATCATTTGAAGCTACTCCAGGATTTTCAGATCTTGATGTAGGGGGTGGTGAGTTTGGCATAGCAAGCGGCGGTGTTGCTCCAGCACGCAGAAGAAACATTACAGCAGGAGAATACTATGGAGCAGTTCCAGATGCACCTGAATACTTATCTACATTTTTAAGCAAAGAACCTGATCCCAATAACACTATAGCTGCATTTAATAGTATAGCCACTATACCTTCCAGTGGAATGGCTTCTGTTTTAAGTGATTACTATGGTTATGATGTTGCACCTACTACTCAAAATATTTCTACTTCTAAGTTTGGCGGTAATCTAGGAGAACACTTTAAAGGATCTAAAGAACAGTTACAGGAATTCCATTCTTTAGTAGAGCCTATTTTACAAGAACAAGTACCTTATATCCAAGCTACTCAAGGTTTAGAGTATCAAGATGCTTTAGCAGCAGCTTACAATAATGACCCTATGCTTCAAGCCTTGTATGCTAAATATAATGTAGCTCCTGTTAGGCAAACTAAAGATGGCTCTACTTATCTATATGATCCGTTTAGCTTTAGTGAGATTAGAACTACAGAAGTAAAAGATCCTACTGCTTTAGATATTGGTAAAGATATTGTTCAAGCTGTAGCTACTGCTGCTATTTTAGGTCCAATACTAGGGCCAATTAGTTCTCAGATAGGAACAGGCTTATCAGGGCTAACAGGAGGTCTAGTACCTGCTAATACTATTTCAGCAGCTACTAACGCAGCACTACAAGGACAAGATCCTTTGCAAGCTGTAGGGCTACAGGTAGGTGGTGAGTTATTAGGAAAACTTTCAACAAGTGTTGTAGATAAAGCAGAAGAAGTTTTACCTCCTGAAGCTAGAGAAATTTTAAGTAACTCTACTCAAGAGCAAGCTCAAGCAGCCTCAGAAAAAATTATTGAAAGTATAAATGAGGCAGGTGGTGAATTATTTGACGGTAACATAGTTAATACTGTAGGTAAAGAACTAACAAGTGCTCAAACAACTGAATTTATGAACACTGTAGACCAAGTAATTGCAGATATTGGAATAGAAACTTTTAATTCTCCTAATTTTAGCATGGGAGCTTACTTAGCTGCTAGAGATAATTCTATATTAGAAAAGTTAGGTCTTGCTACAGCTACTCAAAAAGCTGCTTTAGCTGGTAACGTTTTAAGATCAGTACAAGATTTAGAACGTACTGGTCTTTTGGGACAAACTCTTGTCGCTGGACAACCTACACCTATTGGTGGTATGGAGTTAATGACTGGGGAGTTTCCTTATAGACCTAGTACTACGACTGTTGAAGCAGACCTAGAAACTTTACTAAGTGAGCAACGTCCTACTTTAGAATCTATTAGAGCTAGTTCAGGTGGTGGCGGTGGTGGGGCTATGCCTTCTGAAGCTCCTACAACGCCTGTTGATGCTGTAAATATACAAAGAGAAGCACTTACTGCTCCTTCAGCTTTTGTAGATACTTCTATCTCAGCTCCTTCTATTTCAGCTATAGGCTCTGTAACTTCTTCTTTATTTTCAAGTTATTTACCGTCAATTGTAAACGCTGTTACAAGAGAATCTACTGTAACGCCTATAGCTACTACTGCTCCTACTACAGAGCCTACGCCTCCTACATCTGAAGAAATAAGTATTCTTGAAGACAGTACTGATGTAGACACTACTGCTACTACTGCTGGTGATTCATCAGCTACAGGAGGATCAGATGCAAGCGGAGGAACTACAGGAGAAGCAACGGAAGCATCCGGCGAACAAGCATCTGGAGCAGCAGAAGAAGGTAGTGGTGAAGGACAAGGGCAGGGTTCTGGATCTGGTGGCGGCTCTGGCACAGGTACTGGTACTGGCTCTGGTAGTGGCTCTGGCAGCGGTTCAGGGTCAGGCTCTGGGTCAGGCGATGGTGGAGGCGCAGGAGCAGGCGCAGGTTTGTTTGGAGGAATAACTGCTTTAATGTTTAGTGATTACGTTAAAAGATATGAAGCTCCGGACTTGTTAAACAGAGTTCTTCCCTTGCAAGGGTATGAAGCGCCTGCACAGATTTTAAATGCAGCAGAACAAGTAGCTAATGAAATTAAAAACATAGGTTCTTTTGCTTATCTTTCTCAAGAGCAAGTAAGAGAAAACTTAATGCAAGGCTACAATGATGAACTGTTTACTGAAGCCGTAATGCAGAATTTATATAGGAATAATTAGTAATGGCTACAACGTACCTAAGTTTAATGAATAATGTACTCAGGAGGCTCAGAGAAGACGAAGTATCTGAGGTTACCCAGACTACTTATTCTAAGATGGTAGGCGACTACATCAATGATGCAAAGACCTTAGTTCAGGACTCACATGATTGGTCTACCTTACGCAAGACTGTAGTTGTACCTACAGTAGAAAATATTACAGAATATAGCTTGACAGGAGCAGGAGAACGTGTTAAGCTCTACAGTGCCATCAATGATACCTCAAACTTCTTTATGCACTATGAAACACCTAATTGGTTTAGCAATGCTTATTACATCTCAGGTGAGGTTACAGGCACTCCTGACTCCTACACGTTTAGTGGTGTAGATGATAATGATGATACTAAAGTAAGAGTATTCCCTAAGCCTAGTGGTGTATTCTCATTACGCTTTGATGTGTGCTCAAGAGAACCTAATTTAACTTCTGATGCTTCTACTACAGTACTACCAGCAATGCCTATTATACATCAAGCTGTAGCTTTACTTGCTAGAGAACGTGGTGAGACAGGTGGTACTTCTACACAAGATTATTTTATCATTGCTGACAAATATCTTAGTGATGCTATTGCACAGGATGCGTATAAGAATCCTGAAGAATTTATCTACACGGTGCAATAATGGCACAGCAAAGACAGAACATATACATTGGTGCTCCAGGATTTAGAGGTCTTAATACTCAAGATGCTCCTGTGGGTCAAGATGCGTCCTTTGCTTCTATAGCAGAGAATGCAGTAATTGACAGCTTTGGACGCATAGGATCTAGGAAAGGTGTAAAGGTAGTTACTACAAGTGCTACTCCTTTAGGCACCAGTGATGGCATAGAGCAGATTTTTGAGTACACTAAAAGAGATGGCACTCTAATTGTATTTTCTGCTGGTAACAATAACATATTTACAGGTACTACTACCCTAGCAGCAGTAACACTTCCAAGTGGTTACTCTATTACAGCAAACAACTGGAAGATAATTAGCTTTAACAATGACATCTATTTTTTCCAATCTGGACACGCAGCCCTAGTAAGTGTTGCAGGCAGTACTACTCTTATAGCAGTGGCTGACAGTGCTCACGCAGCACCAGCAGGTAATGAAGTTATAGCTTCCTTTGGTAGACTATGGGCAGCGGATGTTGTCAATAATAATTATACTGTTTATTGGTCTAACTTACTTGAAGGAGATAACTGGCATGGTGGCTCATCAGGCTCACTAGACTTAACTACTGTCTGGCCTACAGGGTACGATGAAGTAACTGCCTTAGCTGAGTTCAATGACTTTCTAGTTATTTTTGGTAAGCGTAGCATCCTACTGTACTCAGGTGCTTCATCTCCTTCTAGTATGACACTACAGGACAGTATAACAAACATAGGCTGCATTGCTAGAGACAGTGTGCAGTCTACAGGATCAGACCTAGTGTTCTTATCACACACGGGTGTAATGAGCTTAGGTAGACTAATACAAGAAAAGTCTAATCCTATAGGTTCTGTATCTAAGAATGTCAGAGATGAAGTAGTAAGTAATGAGTTACTTGAGACAGGTAATGTTAAGTCTGTCTACAGTGCAGAGAACGCACTATACCTACTAATTATGCCAGCTAATAACCTTGTCTATGCTTTTGATATGCGAGGTAAGCTAGAGGACGGAAGCA